AAGATTAATGATGGAAACTAATTCAATAGAGCTACCTGCAAACGATAAATTAAAGTCTCAGTTGATTTCTTTCAGCCAGAAGATTTCACCAACAGGAAAGATGTTATTACACGCACCGTCAGGATTACATGATGACTATGTAGATAGTTTAGCTTTAGCAGCTTACAATCTTAAAAAGAAAAGAGCATCTTTCTTTGTTAGGAAAGTATTAAAACCAAAGCAAAGGTTTAAGAGAAACCTTTAATAACATCAACGGAATTAAAGTATCATCACGCTCAATGGCTTCATTAGGTAACCGTTTCAGAAATAGTTTCAGAACTTTATTTCTGACTGAGTCAGGTAAAGGAAAGGTAAGTACAGTAAGAGGATTTTTCAGTTCATATAATTCAGATTATAATCTTAAAAAAAATTATGATACTTACGAAAGAATATATAAGGAAGTTCCATTGGTACAGGCAGCAATCAATTACACAGCAGACCTTGCTGTTGGAGTCGGTTATGAATTGCTCGGTGAAGATGAGAAAAAAATCCAGAAGGTACAAGAATTTTTAGAAGCCCAAGATTTTCATATGATTGCTTTACGGTTAGCAAGGAATATGTTAATCTATGGTAATGGTTACGTTGAATCAGTTAGAGCTGGTTCAAGATTAGTTGAGTTAAAGATATTACATCCGAAGACCATGAGTGTGACTTTATCTCCTGATGGCACAGGAGAAGTTGTAGGATACAGTCAGACTGTATCAGCAAACAAAGCTATTGATTTCACTTCAGATGAGATGGCACATTTCAAGATGAATGTAGTCGGTGATGCTTCAGAAGGAACGTCCGCTATTGAATGTGTAAGGACGGCATTAGCAACTAAGCTTCAGATGGAAGCAGATTTAAGATTAATCTCTCACAGATACGCAGCACCTCAAGTACATTACAAGTTAGGTAATTCAGAGGAACCAGCTACTGAAGCACAGATTGATTCTTTTGAATCTCAACTAAGTGAACAGAATCCTGAGATGGATTTAATTACAGCTCACAATATTGATGCTGGTGTTCTGAGACCTCTAGGTTCTAAGATTGGTGTAGAAGAATTTTTATCTCACATGGAGAATCAAGTTATAGCAGGACTACAAGTTCCAGAAGTAGCATTAGGCAGAGGAAGAAATATTACTGAAGCTACTGCTAAAGTACAGATTGGTATCTTTGATAGACGAGTCAAATCAATTCAAGAAGTCCTTACTCAACAAATTAATATGTTGATTATAGATAAGATAGTAACACCAGGTTCAGTTAAGTTAGTGTTCGGAGAGTTCAGCAAGGAAGATGAAGATGTAAAGGTAAATCGATTACTTAGATTAAAAGCCGCAGGTGTTGTGGACGCAACATATGTTTCTTGGAAATTAGGAATCCCTGTCAAGTTCATTCCTAAGGAAGACCCTTCTCGTGGAGGTGTTCAAGCATTGAAAGGATTAGATGACAGAAAGAAAGACAAGTCTCCTAAAAAAGCACCACTCAAAGAAGGATTTTATTATGTAGACCAAGTAGGAAGTCCTGAAAGAATTAGTAGTAAAGATGAACAATGGTTCAGAGATTACTACAGAAAAGGAGTAAGCCCTTGGTAGTTCCTTTTAAGATTGTTAGGAATCCATATGATTCAAATAAGTGGCAACCAGTTTACGCAGGAGATGATGCCGATGTACAATTCAAAACAACTCACACTCTTTCAAACCAACCAGTAGGTCTTGGAGAACCTGGTAAGACTGATGGAGAACAATGGCCAGAGAATAAATGGAGCACTAAACAAGACCTAACAAATGTTACAGTTACAATGACAAATGCTTTGGACAGAGGTAAACACCCTGAAGATTCACCTCTTAATACAAAACGTAGTTCTTACAATTATTAATTATCTTTAAAAACGTCAAACGATTTAAATTGTTTATGCCAGCAGATTTTAAACGGTGCGTATTAGATGTTACTAATCAACAAGTCGTTTTAAGAAAGCAGGCAAAAGGTATAAAGAGATGAAAAATACAAAAATAAATTTTGTTGTACCTATCGTTGAAAGCTATTCGGAAGAAGCAGTTGAAGACAAAGTTTTTAGAATTGAGGGAGTTGCTATTGAGGAGACAACATCACGTAACAATGTTACGTATGAAGTTGATGAACTTAGTAAAGCAGCAGATTCGCTTATCGGCGTTCCTCTTTTGAAAGACCATGATAATACTATCGACAGTATTGTAGGTAGAGTTACTGAAGCTTATATGGACGGAAAGCAATTGAAGTTCAGAGCAGAAGTTATCGATGAGTCAGTTCAAAAGAAAATTCAAAAAGGATTAGTCACTAATGTTTCTGTTGGTTCCCTAATAGAGGAACTAAAGAAAGTAGTTGAAAACGGTGTGACGAATTTTGTAGCAAAGAGAATGAAGTTTGTGGAATTATCTTTGGTAGCAATACCAGGTATTCCTGGAGCAACATTTTCTACAAGTGTTACAGAAGCGTACAATTCTTTCGAAAGTAAAGAACAAAAAAAGATGGAAAGCAAATTAAAAGCAATCGAAGAAAAACTTGCTCTTCTATTAAAGGAAGACGCAGAAGAATCTGAAGCAGAACCAGAAGAAGCACCAGCAGAAGAAGCTGAAGCAGAACCTGAAGCAGCAGAAGAAAACGACGACGCAGCAGAAGAGAAATTAGTTAATATGAAATCAGAAATTTCAGAATTAAAATCTCACATGTTGGATTTAACAAAGGAAGTAATTAAGTCAAGAGCTATTACTTCTGAAAATGTAAACGCATTACCAGAATGGGTTTCAGGCGAATTGAAAAATGAGCGAGGAAATTACTGGCAAGAGTGGGATATGTCCTATTGGAAAGAAAGACACCCATTAGCAAGACTATAGGAAATAAAATAAAATGGCAAATACACAATTAATTAATATGCCTGGAGTAACATTCCATGCAGTAGCTAGTGGCGCTGTCACAGCAGGAGATTTAGTAGCCTCCGCATCATCAGACGATGTAATGACTGCAATCAGTCAATCAGGTTACGTAGCATCTGCTGTAGAAGTATCCACAGCAACAAATAGTGACGATTTACTAATCGTGGGAGTAGCCCTTACAGACGCAGCAACAGGAGAGACCCTCTCTGTAGCAACATCAGGACTGTTTATTATGGAAGCAGGAGCAGCAGTCACATCTGGAGCATTAGTAGCACAAGAAACTACAGCTCAACAGATTGAAGACGCAACAGCTTTTGGAAAAGTAATTGGAACAGCACTGACAGGAGCAAGTACATCAGGAGTTTATGTCTTGTTCAAATTAAATATATAGGAGGAGTGAAGTAAAATGAAAACATACAAGACGGAAAGTGGAATATTATCCACAGGAGCAACATCAACAGGAAGCAAAGTACTAGCCCCTACTATGGTTTATCGAACCTTGCAAGAAGCAGTACGAAAGAATTTGGTATTCCGACCAATGGCAGCATTGTTAATCGGACCAAATGAAGTTCCAGGACCAGCAGTTAAAGTATCATTACAAGACCCAGACACACTGATTGTACATGAAGTAGCTGAAGGAGCAGAGTTACCATTCGCACAAGAGACATACAGTCAAGTAACATTGACTCCAGTCAAGTACGGAGTAACTATTGGAATTACAAGAGAAATGATTGAAGACAGTCAATTCTCAGTCGTAGAGAAGAACGCAGCAACAGCTGGGTATGCTCTAGCAGACAAAGAAGATAGCTTGGTGGCAGACGCACTAAGTTCAGGAGCAGGAGCAACCGTAACTGGAGGAGGAACTATTTCATTGGCAAACATTACAGAAGCAATGGAAGATTTGGAATCCAACGGATACATGGGAACTGACATGGTAGTAGGTACAGAGGTAGCATCAGATATTAGAAACCTAGCAGGACTAACATCAGCTAACTTGAGTATTGCACCAACTGACTTAGGTATAAGGTTACTTGGAAATATTTTCGGTATGAACGTAGTAGTTTCAAGAAACGTCACAGCTAAACATGCTTTAGTTATTGACAGAGACCACGCATACGCAATTGCGGAAAAGAGACCAGTGACTCTTGAGAGATTTGACGATTTCCTAAGAGATACACACCACATTGTAGCAACAGTAAGAATTGCAACAAGCGTACTACAAAGTAACGCTATTGCTAAGATTACAACGACCTAAAACTAAATGAGTAATAGGAGGACTTTTATAGTTCTCCTGTTATTTATTTATCATAATCAAGAATGGCATTAGATAATCAAATAACCGATAGAGAGTATGGGAAGTTCAAAGAGAGTACATCAACCCCAACACAGACAGGAGTCGCAGTTGTTAACCCAGATGGCTCAGATATTTTTAATCCAGCAGCAGGAATAGATGTTAATGTTCGAGATGGTGCGGGAAGTTCCATTACTTCAACAGCTTCAGCTTTAGATGTCAATGTAGCAAGTGGTACTATAATCGCAAACATTGAAGGTGATTATGTAGATGATTCTGCTTTTACTGTAGCTTCAGATAAAGGACTAATAGTTGGTGGAGTATTTACTACTGACCAAATTGATTCAGGTGACTTTGGAGCATTTAAAATAAATGCGGATAGAGAGTTAGGAGTGTTTGTAGGAGAAGCTTTACCTACAGGTACTAATTCAATTGGAGATATTGCCAACATTACTAATGTAGTAAGTGTAGATGATAATGGTGGAAGTCTAACAGTAGATGGTACAGTTACAGCAACCATAACAAGAGCAGCACAGCTTGCTTTGAATACAGATACAGGTGTAGGAAATATTAGTGTTCAAATTAATTTAGGTGTGAGTTTCAAAATCTTAGGAGTTAAAATTCATTTCGCAGGAATACCAACAGCAAATGATTTTGTAGTAACTTCAAATAATTTAGCAGGAGGTCCAGCATACGATACAGTTCTTTACAAGGCAGACCCAGGAACTCTTGGAGTAACTGATTTAAATTTTGTTCCAGCAGGAGAATTAGTAATTGAAGCAGGAGAATCTTTAACAATTACATTTACAAACGCAGGAGGAACTACTTACGGCTTAACAACCACTTATGAATTGCTAATGTAATGGTAATCGATACAATAAGATATGACGGATTAAAATACATAGATGCGTATAACGCTGATATAGTAAATAATACTACAATCGGTGGTAATATTATAGTCGGAGGAACTTCAATTTTAACTGGAACTTTGACTGCTAATGGAGCATCAACAATTAATAATACTTTAGATGTAGACCCAAACTCTGGAAGTAATGAAGGAATTGCGTTAGTAAATTCTGGAGGAGGTTTAGCAACTCTAAGTATTGATTCTGGATATATTAAAGGAAATACAACGGAAACTTTATTTGAACCACAAGGTGGATTACTTACAGTTTCAACAGCATCTTCTGGATATACTGAATTAAAGATTCAAAATACGACTTCAAATAAAGCAAAATTATTACTTGATGGTTCATCATTATATGATAATACTTCAGTATTAAATATTGAAGGAGATGGTGGTGTAGCCCTAAGTGGAAAAGGAACTTTATCTTTTATTAATTTTTACACAGGAGATACTAATACTGGTTTTACTGGTAATGTTTTATCACTTGTTTCATTAAGTGAATCTGGTGGAAATTTTGCTACAGGTGAAGTAGTTGTAAATGAACCAGGAGATGATATTGATTTTAGAGTAGAAACAGATACAATAACTAACGCATTTAAAGTAGACGCTGGTTCGGATACAGTTGAAACTAATGCTCCCTTTACAACTAACTCATCATTTACTACAGCAAGTACAGCAACATTTAATAATGGATTCACAGCTTCAGATGATTCAGATGTAACTAAGTCTG